CTCCTTACCAAAGAACAGCCCCTTCGGGCGGTTCCTCCGTCATCGCCAACGCTTCACGAGTTCGCTCGTGTCACGTTTCGTGTACTCACTGACACTGAGAGAGCTCTCATTTTTGTAAGGAGAGCTCCGTGGGTCATCTGAGGCCCAAGGTGCGAGGGGTGATTCAGAACCCGCTAATGAGAGAAATCTCAGAAGCATGTTCCAACCGCCTTTTGCTCGCGTAACTTTGGGAGTCCGAACGTCGGTGACCTTCCACTCCAGCTTTTGCAACTGGAGATTCAGGCGCCTCTTGTCCGGGAGCCACTGTTGTGGCACCTCTACGAGAGAAGGGCATGAAAGATTCATACACACTTCAGGGACTTTCCCGTACAGACGGGTAATCCACTCTACGAGCGTGTCGTAGGTCTCATAGAAACGCATCCCGTGCATCGCATTCGCATAGGCGATATACGATACATAGGATTCAGGGGATGGGTGAGATGTCCAGACTGTCTTGAACTTGACAGGAGTGACTGGAATACCTTTATAGGCATCCATGCCACATGATTCTCTAAAGAATCCACTGGAGAAACTCTTAGCCTGGTTTATTACTAAACCAAAGGCCTCAAGTATCTTAGTCGCGTGCGCAGCTTTCGCTGTCTTGACGACGACATCATCACCGAACACTAGGAAGTCCTCACACTGAAGATCCGCGCATTTAATGCAGCGGCCTCTTCTAGCGTAAGCACAACCATCATCGGTCAAACCAGCTCGGAGAAGAGCCCATATAGTGAGCGCCAATATAGGAAAGCATAAAGCTGACCCCATTGGTGCGAACTTCTTGAGCACTAACTTCTCTTTGCTCGGTAGGACTGTCCCTAAACTCCTGCAATTCATAAGAGCGCTCAAAAGAGGCTCAGGGAAGAGCAGACGAACCAATCCAAGCGAGACGCGATCCGATGCCTCCGAAAGGTCCATCGTAGCGTATGAACCGTTTTTGGAGCCGATTAAGGCTACGAAACGATTCGAATCTTGCTTAGTGAAGTGTACAGCTTCCCTTGTTAAAGGGGAAGTTTCCACATGCGACATGATCGCGCGACCTAACCCTTGTTGGATCCATTGGAAAGCCAATGGTTCCATAGAGATTAAGCGCGGTCCGCGAGAGTCCTTCGGTACCAAGACAACTTGGGCGAAGTCCTCATTGAACGTGGTTGATTTATCACCAACCAACTTATCACAAACGTGACCAAGGGATGCGTAGAAGTATGCATCCAATGGGTACGTTTGTAATATCCTTGGAGAGATATTCCTAAACACGTATTTGTCCTCGAACTGTTCCTTTGTAGAAACAGATCCAGGACCGTGTCTAGGATGGATATCCAAGTGATCAAAGGTAGAGAATAGCTCCGCAAGGAGCTTCCTCGCCTTTCGGACGAGTCCAATATCAATTCCATTAATGGAAGGGATAGGGACTAACGGCAGTAAACCGTCATCAAAAGCGTCGGCGATGGCGCCTAGCTTTGCATTGTAAATGCCGATATCTTGATCAGTTTTCAGAAACTTTTCAATTACGGCTTGGTTCAGTTCAGGATCGTTTGGTAACTCTAACTTTCCAAAGGGAAATAAGAGTTGCCGAAGCGACTTGATGATTAGCACACATGGAGTTGGAAGGATCCAACCGTCGTGCGAGAAGACACATTTGAAGAGCTCACCGAACAATTTCGGCAGCTTGCTTCCTTCACATAGACTTCGCAGTCTAATAGAGGAACAGTCAAGTATAACTTCTCCTGATAGAGCTCTATCGAGAGCTCTACCAAGACGTGGTAAGGTTTTCGTAAGAAAACCTAACCCTTCCCGCGCCATTCGCCTTTCCAGTTCTCTAACTGTTAGACGATAAGCGCGTAAGGTGAAAACTTCACTGTGCAATTGTTGCACATCACGAAGTATTGCGATGATGATCTGTCTATACGGATCTAGGCTCTGTTTCGTAGCCATAAGGAATACGATCCTAGAGTATGCGCAACACTCGCTATCATAGAAACCAAACATAAGAGAGTCTACGTTGGGGGGGCCGTTTCCAGCCCCCCGTTTGTAGACCACTACTTCCCAATACTGTTGGTGGGTGATAACCCGTTAGTAGCACTGATGAAAGGCACGTTGGTCACGGTAAAACCGAGATCAAAATGTCCGTCGTCATATGCGAACTTAAGGTTAGAGCAACCATACACCAACAGGCCAATTAAAACAATTGGCCCGCAAAGGTAAGGGAGGTCAGATATGTTCAAGTCCACCCGACGACGTTTTTCCATAACAGTATGGGATTCACTTTACAGTGAACCGTCTCGGAGGGCTGCGGCTCCAGAGCCCGAGCAGTCGTAGAGAATTGTCGCAGAGGCGCCAGCTGACGCCTGAAACGACATGTTCTCTGCGAGCACGTTCTCGATCTCATCGTTACTGCCAAGGTCCCCAACAGGGACATCGAGGACAGTATAGCAAGACACCTTTCGGGGGGTAAGGGACACGCCAACGACAGTTTTGTCGATGCGCTGTACCGACCTGAGCCGAAGGTTAATTCCACTTCCCGTCTCTTGATGCGATATCGTGAGACGGTGGGGGAGGTTGGGGGGTTCATCCTTTTGGAAGAACTCCGTCTTGCGGCCTTCAGTGATGCGGCGTTCGAAGACAACTTCGGTCCCCGCAGCATTCTTGACTTCGTTAGTTTCCAGTGTATTGCTTAGCATACGTTTGTTATTTAATGAACGACTAGCACTTACTCCGACTTCCGCTTACGCCCGATGGCGAGAGCAGATGCCAGGCTAAACTCCTTTACGGAGAGCCCACTCGCTTGAAGCGAGTTTCGAAGGTCCGCATGATTTTGCCGGCAGTAAGCCGACTCTGTCAGCGTACCTATTGGTCTGAAACCCGCGTTTGAGAACGAAGACGTGGTAACACGTCTTTCGATTTTCCACGAGTAACACAGACCTCGTATTGTTATATGAGGTTCAATGGCTTTCGTTTTGAATTGACTTAACCAAGAGCTTACGCCCATGATCCAGTCAACCACAAACGACCAAGGTATAGCGTTCCAGATAATAGAAGGGTTAAGGTTGAGCCCTAACCGATCTGACAACGCAGCAGCGAGACTTCTCTCGTTCACCCATGAATCCAATGTGTATTGGTATTCGATGGTTGCATTGAATTCTAAGCAGGTGTACTCAGTTCGACGCCTAGTAGTCACTACGGTGCCCGCTTCATATGAAGCATCACCAAATAGTGTCTTCTGTGCGAAGGAGTCCACAAACCCGGGGAAGGTGCACTTGAAGTGCCTCTTCATCGGTCTGCCCGCATCAGAAATCAGCTTCTTCAGCTGCTTTCTAACATCTAACAAAGCGGTACGAACACCGCAAATGTCAGACAACAAAGGCCCGACGTTAAACTCCTTTTGGAGGTAAGCGTCAGACCCCGCTCGTAATAACTTGCGCAATGGTTTCCCAGGGTTCCAAAGCCTCATGGCTAGGTACTTATGGGGAATAACATTGGCAATGTTACGCAGACTGCGAGGCATAGTCTTAAAATCCTTTAACTCGTATAACGAGTTGAGGATCGAGAGACCAGCCGCTGGACGTATTCCAGGGACGAAGGCGCGTAAAGCGGCTTCAACCATGGTCGTCAAGTTAGCCGGGGGCGTAATATGTAGCCCCTGACTATCAACAGTATACAACCCCGGAAGGCCCTTTAAAGGCTTTTCATAGGGTCCGAACGTTGCGACCGGCGCATCGACATTACCAACGGCACTGATCCAAGACCAGGCAGCAGTCCACAAACATTGTGGAGTGAAGGTACCTTCTAGGTACCCGTTGTTAGAGTTCTCCATGTTAGCGTATCTCCGAGGATAAGGGATTGGAACCCCAGATCCGACGAAGTCGCACTTGTAATGAGAACAATTGTGCATGCCGACAGTGCGTTTCCCAGAGACGTCATCCAAATACTCATTATGGACCAGGTAATCTGGCATAATGAGATAGAAGGTAGGGTCATATTCGGGAACACCAGTAAGATTATTCTTACGGTTCCAGACAATGGTCTGGCCGGGACTGACTTGGGCGCGCGGTGCATGTAACATATACGATTGGATAGATGAAGATCTTTCACCCTTGAGCGGCTCCCCTGCGAGGG